CACCGGTGTAGCCACAGTCTGGCCCCCGGTAACCATTGGTCATGGACCAGTGGCAGAACGTCGTCATTTGGCGCCCTGGCAGACCGTGGTTGTCGATCTCGCCCGGGGAGGACAGCTCCCAGACCACGGCCTCGCCGTCCTCACTGGTTTTCTGGTCTATGTACCAGATCTCCAGCGCTTCCTGGGTCGGATCGGCAGTTGGGTTTCCCTCGGGGAAGTTCGCTGCATCCAGGTACTTGGCCAGTGTCTCGCGAACCGTCAGCTTGAACTTCAGCAGATCCTCGAAGGCCAGGCAAAGCGCAGTGACGCGCCCATTAACGTTACCCGCGGCGAAAGTCGGCCGAGAAGCGGTGCCGTCGCTGCTAGAGGAAATACCCTCGATCTGCACCGGCCAGGCCGCATATTCCTCGCCCTGCCACCAGATCGACTTGGCCGGGAGCTCCTCGTCGGAATGCTCGTAAGCCAGCAGTTCTTCGGATGTATGCGGAATAGCGTGCCCGTGAAAGCGCAGGTAATCCGCGCCGTACTCGGTCCCGTCAATTTCAAAAAGGCGAATTTCGCCGCCGGGCTCCAGTTTCTGGATGTCCGTGATCAGTGCCATGGGCGGTTATCTCAGGGGTGAAAGGTTTGCTGAAAGGTGGCGGTGATGGCATAGACCTGGCCGCCGCGGTGCACAGGCTTGTAGCCGTTGCATTTGTAGAGGCCCAGATCCCCAAGGGGAGGCGTCCAGAGAAACGCCTTTGCCCCCTTGTGCCGATCAAGGAACGCCTTGATTAACAGAACCCGGGGCTTGGCGCCGGTGAAGGTGAGCGGCCAGGACTGGGACTGGTTGTTAAGGCCGTCCTCGACCGACTGCTCGTACCCGTCCCCGAACTGCTTGGTGCGGACGCGCTGGGCGACATCCCCTTCCGCACCCTTCTCCGTCTCCCAGATGAATCGTTCGATGGTCATCAGCGCCCCTTGATTGCTTTGTTGATGACGCCGCCCTGGCCCATGTCCTTGTTGCGCATCTGTTGGTACTTCTGTTCAACGAACGCGGCCAACTCCTTGCCGAACAGGTCATAGCCGGGAGCATCAGCCGAGGACGAGGCGTTGCCCTCGCCATCGATGTGCACTTCAACATTGATCTGCGTTGCGCCCGCCCCGCCACCGCCCATGGCCATAACACCCAGCTTCCCGCTGGAGGTTCTGGTCAGCGGCATAATTGCCTCTTCTCCTGCCTCTCCCATGACGCCGGTCTTGCCATTGGCCATACCGAAGGCCGTTGGCTTACTGACAATGGAGTTGGTGAACGCACCGCCGTCGGCGAACATCTGAACGCCGCCGGACCAGGCGCCACCCTTTGCCTGGGTCACACCGGACCAGCCAGCCAATACTTCAGGGCTATACCCGGCAGCTGTCGACCCTGCCGAAGTCGTAGCACCGCCGCCAAAGTACGAGCCAGCAGCAGACACACCAAGCCCCACTAGGGAGCCGAGAAGGCCAGAGGCTGCTTGTCGTGTCGCGATGCGAGCCATATCCGCCAAAATCGACTTGGTGAAGTCAGCAAACGAGAGCTTCCCGGTCATGGCGAAGTTGACGATTGAATCCTCCATCGAGCTGAACGCGTTGCCAAACAGGCTCTTAGTCTGCCCGGCGACGTTCCGTGCCGAATCCAGATAGTTTTCCCAGGCCGCTGTCGCGCCCTTCGTCCAATCGCCCTGAGCGGCCTCCACATCCGCGTAGTTTTGCCGGATCTGGTCGGTCGCCTTCTTGTTCGCATCGGCGAGCGCCTGCGATTTTCGGGTGAACTCTTCGTCCGACATATTGCGCGATGGATCGGAGCGCTGGTTTTCCAGATCCAGCGACTGCTGAGCAAACCGATCTTGCTGACTGTTCAGCTCCCCGTTGAGCGCGTTCTGCCGATCTCCCTGGCCAACGCCGAGCACAGCACGCTGGCCTGAGAGCTCCAGGGCTCGCTGTTGCTGCGCTAGCGCCTGCACGTACGAGCTGATCGCCCGCTCCTGCTTGGCGAGTCGCCCGGTCTCATTGGTAGCCAACACCTCGAGCTGGCTGTCGGCGTCCTTCTGCGCCTTTACCATCCCTGCTCGCGCGTCCGCGATCTTCTGGTCCAGCTGGATGCTCTGCGCGGCCGACGTTGTCTTCTTGCCCTTGGCGGCCTCCAGAGCGGCGATCTCAGCCTCGTAAGCGGCCGTCACCTCATCGCGTTCATTGCCGATCATGGCTTCGCGCTTCAGGGCGTAATCCGACAGCGATACCAGGCCAGCCTTCTGTGCGGCGTCCAGTTCCTTCTGGGCGTTTTTGTACTCTCCAAGGATCCCCGACAGGGTGTTCTTGGCATCGTTGAAGCCGGTCAGGTCGATTTGATTGCTAGCCGCTTTCGGATCTTTGAACTTGGCATTGATGTTGGAGATGTTTTTGTCGATCGCCACCTGGTTGAGCCGGGAGTCGTTCGGATTCTCCTTGCGGATATCGTCGAGCTGCTTCTTGTACTCCTTCAGGGCGTCCGTGCGTTTCTGCTCGTTGGTCCAGGAGGACTTGGTGAGAGCATCGACCTTTTCCATCGCTGTGACGGCGGCCTGCTGGGACTTTCTCCGCTCGCCGACATATTTTGTCTGCCGTTTTTCGATCTCGATGTACATTTCGAGCAAATCGAGCTGCTTTTGATCCTCGGCAGTATTTCGGGTTTCTATGCCCAGTGCCGCTGCCCTGCCTCCCCGCCCCTTGTTATTTGCGAGCCGTTCGCGAATCTCCTGGGCTTGCTGTTCAAGTGTTAGCTGGCGGCCAACAGAAAGTGTTGCGTCAAGAGCCTCTTTCGCTGCATCGCGGACGAAATTCCATCCTCGTTCAATCAGCCCAAGATTCTGGGTGATTTCTCCCGCACGAGTTTCAACCGCGCCGGCATAGGTGTCAGTCAGCACCTTTACGGCGCCTACCGTATCGCCCTGCTCCTTCAGCGCGACAATTTGCGAATAGACCGATGCTGTAAGGAAGTGGTACTGGTCGTTCAACTCTTTGGCAGCAGCTACTGGGTCCTTAGCGATCTTTTCGAACTCGGCAACCGTCTCGCTGACCGCCTTACCGGTGGCTTCCTGCATCGAAACGGCAGCCTGGGTGATGCCGGTGAAGCTCTCGCCGGCGATTTTTCCGTTACCAGCCATCAGGGCCAAGACTTCAGCGGCCTGCCCGGTGGTGCCGACAGTGGCACTCACCTGCCGGGCCATATCGCCAAGCTGCCCAGCACTGATGCCGGCGTAGTTACCGGTGAGGATCAGTGATTTGTTGTAGCGGTCCTGCTCCTCGCTACCTTTGTAGTAGGCAATAGCTAGGCCGCCAACGGCTGCTGTGGCCAGGGCCAGCGGCCCCAGAATGGCAAGCAGCCCCGCGGCACCCGCCCCGGCGCCCGCGCCCAACTGAGCCACGGCGCGTACGCCGCTACCCCAGTCGCCAGAGGACAGCGCATTACCCAGCTGAACAACGTTTTCCTGCGCCTGGCGCGTGCCGAGCCGCAGCTTGTCGAAACCGGTAGCCGTCTTTTCGAGCTTGGCGTAATCCTTGTCGATCTTGCCCAGGGCCTTGTTGTAGTCATCCTGGCTCAGGCGCCCCTCGTCCAAGTGCTTGCCAAGTTGCTCGACCTGGGTATCCAGCTTCGCCAGAGCAGCGCGGGCCGGGTCGATGGCACCCAGAAGGCTGTTCAGGGCCTTCTGCTCATCCAGGGCAGACTTGGCCAGAGCCACCTGCTGCTTGTCGAGCTGAGCGGAGATCTTCGCCGCCTCGGCCTCGCCATAGGCGCCGGTCTTGGTGAGTTTGGCGAGTGCATCACGCTGCTTTGCCAGGCCCTGTGTGGTCTTGGCACTGGTGGACAGCGATTTCTCCAGCGCCTGCATTTCGTTCATCAGCGAAACGGCGGACTGCTCGGCCCGGCCGCCGGCCTTGGCCATCTCATCCAGGCTTGTTTTGGCCTGGATCGCATCGGCCGAGTCGATCTTGACGCCGAGTTCTGCAATGTTCATCGACTCACCTTGAATAAGTGCCCGTGGTTACGGGCGGTTTTCCCTTTCCTCCGCCATGACGCGCAGGGCTTCGCCTTCCAGCACCTGAAGGTCAGGGAAGATTTCCGCGAGTTTCTTTTTCTTGATGCCAAGGAAGCTGGCTACGTC